ATGGCACTCCAAGCTTGTCAGCTTGCGCCCTGTTGCATTCCTGAACATAGCAATAGAGAAGTGAAACAATTCCTCAAGGGGTCCGGGACCACTGGCTCTACCACCAAAGGTCTTCAACTTAGCCCCTGCCGGTCTGACTTCAGATACGTCCCAGCGAGGCACCTGTCCTGCATACAATAGATTTATCAACTCCTTGAACGCCCTGAACCAACCCTCCTTACTATCTCTTACAACAATACAAGTCTCACTCATCTCCATTGTATCTGGAATTGTGGGTAGCTGGTTGATGTACTGTCTCTCAACAGAGAACCCAACGCCTGTCCCATGCATTAGAATATACAGGCACTCATCAAATGACCTTGGGCTGTCCACAGGCAAGTAGCTACAGTTGTAGGCAGCGATATGGTTCCTAGCTAATGCAGGGCCAGCAGTCATCATAGCCCTCATGGAAGGCATCACTTTCATTGCCACGATAGCTACATACAAATCTGTGAACAATTCCTTTGGCATACTATAGCCATGCTCTCTCTTCAGGAAATCCTTGTAGAAGTTAAGCAATCTGGTTACGGTTTCCTCCCACGTTTCTCTACGCCCCTCCTCTTCAAGCCAACGACTATAACGAGATTGATGAATGAATGCTTGATAATCAGTCTTCATTTAAAGGCAACTCCCCTTGTGTGTTTTGTTGTGCATGTAAGATACCATTGATGATATGAGCAACCTCTTTGTATGGTTGCCGTGCAAGATAATTCAAAATTTCATTTATGAGATTATTATTTAGTTCCATTTTCTTCAACTCCATGATATTCCATTTGATCAGCAAGGCGGTCTATATACCATTGGGCTTTCAGTACGTCCTTTAGGGGCATACCCTTGTGCATATGCCGGGAAACATACTTTATAATATTCCCCTTGAGGTAGCCCCGGAACTCTACCTCAGACATAGAATTTTTTATAAGGTCGATAGTTTCAATACCTGTTTTATTATAATGGTCCGGGTTATTCACCTGATCTACTAAATCAGTAGCTGTCTGTGTGTCTTCCATAGGTATTACCTTTCAAATTATTTTTGTACTGCTGTTAGCCGGTGTATCGTAACGCCACCTAAACCAAAGAACATGTCGTCAATATAGTCAGTTATCTCTGGTACTACATGTCCATCTGCTGGAATAGGGTATTCTTCCTCATCTATTTTTAGAACGAGTTTGATGTTAACCTCTATCACCCTGAACCCCGTTCATGTTTTCTGAAATCAACATTGATTACACTTCCTTCCGTTGTATATTTATTCTTAAAGAAGACTTCTTCCTTCTTGGCTGGTTCATATCGTCCCTCTGCAAACTGTACATACTTACAAGCTTCATCATATAAATCTGGGTTCTCCTCGTATAAAGGTACAGACGCACAGATTGTTTTCACTAATAATGTTAGATTGTTAAAATCTTCTTCACATAAAGTAGAAGAACTACTTAGGTACATATTAATTTCAATTTCACCCGTCCAGTTATGTTCCTCATCTATGGAGGGACTCACCTGTATAAGGAAATCATCCTTACCCATATCAATGCTTGGCATATTAAGTACTCCTCTTATTTTTAAATGCTATAAAATTTTCAAATCCTTTTTTATTTTTCTCCTTTAGCCAACTTTCAGGTATGATCCTGTCATAACAAAGGAAGCCATACTTATCGCACCATTCCTTATACGTGGACTTAGCGCCTTTGTACAGCTTTCTCTTACTGTTCTCGAATACAAACCTAATATCTAAATTAGGGTGCTGTCGTTTTATCTCCCTGTGTTTCCTCCTATCCTGTGTAACAAACCTACCCTTAGCTTCTATGATTATGTTATTGGGTAGTATAAAATCAGGTGTATAGGTCCGGTAAGCTAAGTCTTCCCACTCTATTTTTATAGCCTCGTATTTAAATTGTATTTTTTTAGTGTCGAGGTATTGGGAAACTTTTAACTCTAACCCGGACCTATACCCGTGCTTCCTAGCTGCTTTGAATCTCTTACCATCCATGCCAGAAAGACTATTCTGTAACGTAGTTAACTATCTTAGGAGCCTTTGCTTTTGAAGATTGAGCAGGTAACTCTTTAAGGGTAGGCCAACATGAGTACTTGTAATCACAGAACCCACACGTAATACCTAGTATGTGCTTACCTGTAGGCTTCCCTCGAAAGTACTCCTGTTTTTTATCAAAGCTCCTTTTAAATTTGTTATCTTCTAAGTTCTGTTTAACAGTTTCTATTTTACCACATTCATTTTTAATGTCAAGCCCTGATGCAGGAACATATTTAAATTCTCCGTTGGCTTTATTAATTACCCACCATCCCCCAGCTTTTTTGTTTAGGGCTTTGGCATAGCCAGCCAACTGACTTATGTAACCAAATGAATCTGATTTTGCTAAGTCTTCATAAGAAGAAAACTTATTACGGTATGACCAATTTGAGGCAGACTTAATGTCGTCAACAGCACCATCAATACTAAGATCAGTAGTTCCAGATACAGTGGTGCCATCCTCAAGCTCAAGAACAACCTGTTCACTATCTTCATATTTAACTCCTGCCTCTGTAAGCACAGCCTTAAACACGGCTTCTACAATATCACCAATCATCATGTTCATAATAAATGTGGTGGACTTTGGACGGGCATCATCTGGTTTATTTTTATTGTACCAGAGTTGGCAATAGGGTCTACCTACGTTTGACATACGCAAGTTAAACTCCTTCCTGTTACTAGACCCCTTACCAAATTGGCGGCGTAGAGCCTCTCCTATCTGTTGACACACTGCATCTATCGTGCCCTCAGACATCTCCGTTTTATTATTAACGGCATCATCAAGATATTGATGCACCGCCAATTCAGCAAGGTGTTGCATATTAAATCTCCTTAGTCTTCAGCGGCTGGATTGATAGTAATAAACTCATCAACTAAAGCAGCGTCATCAGTTGAAAGATTATTGATATGTTTATCTTCCCACTCAGAACTGATGTAGTCGTTATAGTTTGAAACCCACTCAATAAAGTTACCAAAGATTTGTTGAACGTCATCATCAATGGTGAAGGCTTCGGGGTTCATATCAAGTCTGACGCTAGGTACATAATACTTATTACCATTAGGTAGCTCTCGTGCTTCCGTATCACAATCAAACGTGTGCTGTACAGGAAGACGCTTCTGCTTCAACAATGTCTGGAAGGGTTCACCAACATGCTTGAATGCCTCACGCTGATCAACTTCCCAGATAAAGGGGATGCCATTCAACTCATAGTCCAATGCCTCACCATCTTCCTTAGTAGGAAATAGCAAGTCAACGGTCCCAAAGATAACACGTACTCTCTTAATCTGGCGGATCAAGTTCTGCATATCTTCCGGCAGGGCCTTGAAGTCTTGGATGTACCCAGCCGACTTACCGCAATTGAAGCCGCCTGTGTTATCTTTCAGGTCAATGTTAAGGCTATCAGCCATTACAGTTTTAACAAACATATTTTTGGAATTGCCTGTACCCTTTACAAAACGCTTATGCATAAAGCGTTGCATGTATGGCCGGATGATAATGTTAGAAGCATAGTATGTCTCATCCGTATCGGGCATCTCTAATTTATAGGCACCCCCTTTGACTACCTCTAGGTTCATGTGCTTGCCTTTAATCTCGACGTTGCCCATGATAGGGGTATGGTTAATGCGTAGCCTAGCTAGGGTACTACGGGCCTTGTCTGATGAAGGCTGTTCACCAGAAATGCCCATCACCTTAGCCATGGCATCGTAGTTAGCTGTGTCTATTGTTGCTACTTGATTCATTGTGTATTTCTCCTTTTATCAATGCAAAGATTTGTAGTTTTAACATATTTCTCATTTCGTGTCAAGCCAATTCTCACCTATTTTTGATTCTAATAACAGCGGAACATTAAAATCTATGTCCCACTCTTGGAAAATCAATTCATGTAAATCAGTATTGACTTTTTCTATTACGTCAATTGCAAACTCCTCTTCTTCTGGATGAACATCTAGTACTATACTATCATGCACCGTGTTAACAATGCATGTCTTCATACCCTCAAGCAACTCCTCAATATACAGTAGTACCAATGGTACAATGTCTGCTGTGGCAAAGGATTGCACAGGATAATTTTTTATCTGTGTGAAGTGGGAAGGTGTACCATTATATCTACGCTCACAATCAGGGAATGCAAACTCCCTGCCTGACGGCGTGGCTATAAGACCAGTAGATAGTACACAGTTTGCCAAGACTGTATGCCACCTAGCTATACCAGAATATTTTTTAACAAAGTGTTCATAGTAAGTTGCCTCTGCTGGACTACGACCAAAGCCTGTAGCTCCATACAAGGGAGCAAAGGTGTGCGCCTTAGCTTCCTGTCTGCTTATAGGCTGGCCTGCCTTGCTTATAACATCAGCGGTATAGCTGTGTACATCAAAGCCTTCTTTAACTTCACGCATAGCTGTTTCATCTTGTGACAGGTATGCTGCCGTTCTGAACTCAAGCTGAGCAAAGTCTGCCTCAAGTATCTTGCCACCGTCAAACCGGCTGACAAACACACGCTTGATAGGAAACGTGCCACCCCTTGGCATGTTCTGCATGTTGGGATTGCGACCACTGAACCTGCCTGTGGCTGTCATATGCTGGGTTAGCTGTACATGCAGCCTACCATCAGGCTTGGTGTATAGATCAATGCCCTCTACAAATGCAGATAAGTAGGTATCTAATGCGCTTAACCTTCGTACATCACGTAAGAAGTTTGCAGCTATCTCTTTCTTTCGGCCACGAGCAGTAGCCTCCAGCCTCTCTAGTTTGCTTTTATTTGTTGTAAATCCTCCCGTTGTAATCCAGCTTTTATTAGGGGCCTTAAACTTTAGCCCAGCTATCTCATGGGTAGCAGTAAAGGTGTAGCCTTCTCCCTCACAGGAAGGACACTTGGTAGCTTTAGCAAAGGGCTTACCATCCTTACGGGTCTTACGTACCTTACCATTCCCATAACAGGCTACACATTTAGTGGCCCTAGTTTTATACATGATAGTGGAGTTCTCCTGAATTTTCTTATGGAACTCAGCACCTGTAACAAAGTTGGTTTCATTGACCCACGTTTCTTTGTTGTGTACTTTTCTTGAATAGATAACCCACGATAATTGTTCCGGGCTATTGAGATTAATAGGGGTATCTCCCATAAGTTGTCTAACCTGTTGATCCAAGACGGCCTGAAGCTGTCGTTTCTCTGCCTCAAACTCTTCCTTAACTTTCTGTAGCTCATCCCTGTTAACAGTGAACCCCCGCTGGAATATACGTGCGAGTACACAAGCTACCCGATTAGTCATTTTAATTGTATTATATAATCTGTTATCCTTATCACCTTGTAGACGATCAGATATCTTATTATATAACTGTTGTGTAGCATGTAGGTCTGCACTAAGGTAGTCGGATAGTTCATTAAGAGGGATATCTTCAACACCCACACCTTTCTTTAGATAATCTTTCAAGGTGCTTTCTTTCTGTGTCTCTAGCTCATACCTCTGAGCGCAAGCCTCTAGTGATAGGGGTTGCTTCTGTCCACGCTGTAGTAAGTACTCACCCAGCATGGTATCAAACACTGGGCCTTCATACTCAAAGCCACACTCCCATAGCCACACCAGATCGTAAGCTATGTTGTGTCCTATAAGTAAGGTGGTTTTGTTTAGTATATCCTGTACCCAAACTGCACCTTCCCCGTCACGATGGTAGTGATGTTCTCTGCCTGTCTCTTCTAGCAGACCAATAAAAACCATTTCATTAGAAGGCTCAAAGGGATCAAAGTGTGTCTTACCTCCTCGTTGTGTAACACTATTCTCTATGTCGAGGACTACTTTCATAATATTCTCCCAGTATCCCATATGTTAAATGGAGATTGCTCCAACTCTTCGTGTAGTAAAGCTATCTTCTTATGTGCTTCATTAAGTTGTTCTTGAAGATCATATATGTTCCGTTGTAAAATTTCTTCCGTAGTCATAACTTTTAATTTATCATGTGTAGAGGCCATAGTTATTCTCCTAGTGTAAGTTTCCGTTACGTGCCTTAGCCTGACCAGCTAATGCTATTTGCCATAGCTTAGTTAGGTTCACATGTGCGTACCATATAGCATCAAAGTCTTGTGCAGATAATTTCTCCTGATTCTCAAACTTGTCTAGCATAAGTGAGGAAAGTTCTGCCAATAGAGTAGCTTCCTCAGAGGCACCATCAATCCAATGCAGTTCATTGTCATCTTCAGTCATAATTTAGCCAGTATTAATACCTGCACAATTATTATAATAAAAAGTTCAGCGGCGAGGATGGTATGATACCACACCCATCTTGCTTGGTAAACCTCTAATACCTTTTTATTATTTTGTAATAGATGTGTTAGTGTAGATACTTTATCTATTAATGTTCTCATTATTCTCTCCCTTCTATGCGGAAAACCTTGCTGTCTTGTAATCAAATTGACAGTGTAGTGTACCGTGCCAGCCAGTTAATTTATTCTTTGCGATATTCAAATGCCGCATTGGGTCTTCTTCTGCTGCATCACCGGGGCTTACAGCAAGCTGTGGATTCTTAGCAATCAAGATCATCAAGTCTGCTTCCGCTGCCTTGCCTGTACGACTACCTTCCATCATAGCTTGGTTCAATAATACCTTACCTTCTGCTTCAGCACTCAACTGTGACATATAAAACATAGCGCAGCCATATATCTTTGCGATCTGTCTTGCATGTATTGCATTCTCCTTTAGCACTTCATCCATACGGGAAGTTGCACTAGAACGGGCAAACTTATCTCCCATATCTAACACAACAATGTCTGGTGATTCACTCTTACATACACTCTCTACATAAGACATGTCCTTACCTGTTGAATCTTTCATAAAGATTTTGTCCTGTACCTCATTGTATAATGAGTGAGCCATTTCTTTGTTACTGTGTATCTGTTCCAAGTCCATACCACTACAGGTGGTCAGATACCTTGCCCCTACACGGGTATAAGCTTCTTCGTTCACAAGCACAACACACTTAGCACCCTGTCTTGCAAACCCATCTGGGCCTGCAATAAGATTGGCATGGAAGGAGGTCTTACCTGTATTAGGACGGG